AAAAAGGAGGGTGCGTCTTAGGAGAAGACCCCTATGATTGGAATTATGGCAATAGCGTAAGGGATCAGCAAGTAAAGCAAATGACTTGCCACCGCCAGCCGCTCCCCCATATAGGACATCTCGCTCACCTGCCGAAAGAAACTCTTCTTGAGGTCCGGGGTTAGCTTGGAAAACAACTTCAGAATCGCCAACAAGGTCGGAAACGGATGGGGGTAAAACGGCGAGATCTCCCTCATCGATGACATTCGTTCCGCTTCCAGTAACTCCCTTCTCGACTCTTCCAATCGTCTTTTCCAGATTTCGGGCATAGGTTCTTTGTGCTTCTGCTTTTTTTGTAGCTTGTGTAGCTTTTTTCTTTGCTGTCCTCAAACGTTTCTGTGCCCCACGACGGGCACGTTCAGCGGTGGACAGTTGGTAGGTTCGTTTAGTCTTTTTCGGCTGAACCGTTTGCTTTTCTGCCACGATGCTTCCTTGCTTGATTTACCATATCACTAAGGTGTTTTGAAAACTCTGTTCCAGTCATTCCTTCTGGTACAGGAATAGCATCTCCTCTTCGAACAGCTTCTTTTATTGCTTCTTCATTTGACAGACGTTCCAGCCCTTCTTGTGATCTTCTTATAGTCGGGGCAATGTAAGTTACACCGTCTGCTTCAAAGTCGATAGTACGCATTGTTTCATTTGCGTAGGTTGTTGGTGTAGAAGGGTCCATAGCCCGTGTTAGCCATTCAGGACGTTTAGCCATCAATTATTACTTCTTTTTTCGGTGGACAGTTGGTAGGTTCGTTTAGGCTTTTGAGCCGTCTGCTTTTCTGCCACGATGAACCCTTCCACCTTGCTGATATGCAGGGCTGCTGCTAAATGCAGTTAGGAACGCAGTTAATCCGGGTATAGCCTTCAAGCCGATACTTTTTGCTATGCTTGTGGCTGTCTTCGGCTTCAAGTCTTTTAGTATGTTCTTTTGTTCTTGTATGTAGGCAGTTCGTACTTTACGGTTTTCTTTACTAAGATCAGATGGTCTGATTCTTTGTAATTGTGTCAGGCGTGTTTCTGCAGCAGCTTTTCTAGCTTGGTTTCTTCCTTGAGAAGTTTTTTCTCTGCGGGCTTGAACACGTTCACGACTCTTTTCTTGTAGTTTTCTGTGACGCTTGTTCTTTCGTCTTTCACTAGCAGCTTCACTGCCAAGTATCGCTGCCGCTCCACCAACTAAGGTTGCGGCGTAAGCTACTGCTTCTTTTTCCTTACTATTAAGAGCCATCGATCACGACCTCTTTCTTAGGCGGCAACAGGACTACACCGTGTATTGCCTGTACGTTGTGGTTGATTTGTTCCTGCTTTGCCACCCCTACGCGGTTGAGGAGCGATTCAGCGGCTTTGAGGCGAAGATCATCACCTCTTTCGGGGGCGGGGTTGTCTATAGTTGAAATAACACGATTAGCTGCCTTCATTGCGTTGGTAGCTAGGATGGTTTTGGTTCGTTCAACTATCTCATCAGCAAGGGTGGACTTCAACCAAGCGGCTGATCCACGTGAATACCCTGCATCTACGGCAGCAGCAGTTACCTGACCACCGTTTTCAAATAGAAGTTCCAAGAATTGTTCCTGTTGAGGACTCAATTCCTTCTTTTTGTGTGTTTGGGGGAGTAGATTCATCGTTTTTTTCTAAAACAACCTTGCATCGGCTTTTTATATTGACTTCAAAGACCTGTCGTTCGTAAACGAACGTTGCCATTTCGTCATTTCGGAGCATGCATTCTTTTTCTGTGCGATATGGGCCTTCTGTGTCTTTTATTTCACGACATAGATCGGGTCCAACGGCTAAACAAACAAGTATCCAAGACTCAAACATGTTTATTTTGTCCTTATTTTGTTGTGGGAAGGTTAGTTTGTAGCCTCAAACCCCTGATGTCAAGCATATTGTGTTGGTTTTTGTCGGGATGTGCTAGGTAAACCTTGCCCCACAACACAAGTATAGCGTTTAGGATCATGTAAGTCAACAAAAAAGTGCAATCGGGTGTTTTTTTCTTGACAAATCCGTATTTGGACTGTACAATGGGACTAAGTCCTGCCGGGAGATACACTACATATCCCCCCGCCACCCCGTAGGGAGTACCCTGCGGGGTATTTTTTTATCTAATTCTCTTGGGAGTATCCCCCTACAACGTTGTTTTATACCTGTATGGGTAACTCCAATAATATAAAATTGCTGTCGCCATTGCATACAGGTACGGGTACCCCCCGGGTGGCCCTACTGACCCCGTATCGGGATTTCCCATCATTGATGCCCAAGGACACCGCCAAAACAAGCGGACAGGATGAACCCCCTCGCAATAACCCGCCGGATATATGCGCACCCGCGCCCGTGCACAATGTCCCGCTGACAAATTATGCATATCGAAAATAAAAAGTGTTGTGTTTTACTGGCAGATTTGCGCACACATTCGCACAGATCAAACCCACCTTTTATCCCGCAATAACAAACCACAGCACATGAATCTAGAACACTGGCAAAAAAGAACCCCGCCAGACTAGCCAAGCGGGGTCAAGTTGGGGGCAGCACAAGGGAGAAAAGCTGCCCCTCTGGAGGAAAGGTTATTCTAGATCGCGCTTTGCAAGATCCCACAGTGCCGTAAATAGGCACCCGCAAGCAATAAGAACCCATGCCAGCAACACAAGCATGATCACATTAGCTATTGTCATCGCTGGCCTCTTTAACTGTCAGGTTCAACCTTGCAATGGTGCGGGGATTATCTGTTGCGTGGGTATAATGATCAAAGCCGAATGTTCGAAGCAACGATTTAGCCGCCGATGCCTGTGTTTCGAGTGCTTCAATAGACTGCAAGATCAATGCCGCCTCAATCGTAGTTAAAACAATCATTCGCTTAGAGTCGCTTTCAAAATTACCATGATCAATTGCAATTGTAGATTTCATCTCGTTGGTTCCTTCTCTAGAAAAACGGGCAAGATCGCCCTGCCCGTTCATTATTAGTTCATTTCGGATTAGCTGGCAAGCTTATATTTTGGCCTACTATATCCAACCCGATCACATTGGATTTTGTAACCCTGCCCCCGCAATGTTTTAATGGCCTGATGAACACTCTTTTCAGTCATGCCAGATTCACGGGCAAGGCTCTTGATGTTCAAACCATGTTTACGGGTTGCCAGTGCACGAAACAGTTTATGAATCTTTGAACCCTGCCGCCACGGTTTACGATCTTTTCCCCGTTCGCCGCGCCGCCGTGCGACTGGTTCCAATGGTTCCCCGTGCATCCCAGTCTGAAATTGCTGTTCTGCTTGCCAGCGGGTGATCAAACGCTGTTTTACGTCTTGCTCTACCGCCAGCACAAGATTGTTGCAAAGTTCACGGATGTGGTCGTTGTTGATGATTCCGGTCATTGGTTTTTCTTTCCTGCTCTATGAGCGTTATAAGATCATTAGAAGAATAGTTACAAGCACGATGATCCAAACAAGCTTGTAAGCGGATGCAATAAACTCTGCCATGTTATGCCGCCAACCCCTCAAGATATTGCCATGACGGGCTGGTTATGACATCCCGCACCTTATCATTGCGAGTTCGTTGCACCATGTGCTGGTTGGCTGTATCCCTGCCAGTCTGCCGCGTGGTTCCTTTTTCGTCTTCCCATGTGACATTGGTATGCGTTGACCAATGCGTTAGTGCATTATAAGCCGCCCACATGGTTTGCCCCAATTCTTGCTTTTCAGCATTGAATTGATGCATTAGGTAGTTAAACAGCCGTTCGTTTACTGGTTTTACCTTGCCTTGTTCGGCTGCTGCCCCGCCTTTGAAGCAAACAGTTTGCGCCAAGATTTCTCCGAATTGTTCATCCGATAATTTGGCACCCCGCCATGTATTCATCAAATCAAGCTGGTTTTCCCACATGTTCAAACCCATTGCCGCCTTGCTAATCAATGCGGTTGGCTCAAGGTTTTTGGTATGTTTTGATTTCTGGTGATAAGCCTTTTCACCGCCAAAAACTAGGGTATTGCGGCACAAGTCACGATATGCCCCGCTGAATATTTGGAAAGCCCACGACATATCTATGCTGTTGAATATATCCATCCGGCAGACAACATTGTCCTGTTTTTCACCGACTGCATGTTGCAAGTCCAGAAAATGCACAGTGCGATGGGCACGGAGTCCATCATCATAAATGCGGTCTAACACCTTTACATTGCTAACGGGTAAATCTGAACCCGCCAATATATCCGCATGGTTGGCGAATAGTTCATCATGCGGAACCAGATTGTAAGTTTTGCCAATTGGCCGCGTGTCCAGTAATTCACCCGTTGCGGTATTTTGCAAAGCTGAATAGTTGGGCATTGGTGTTGATTCGCATAAATTATCTAACAATCTTGTGGTTGTGATTGCTTCGATTGGCACCCGCCGCACTGAACCCATATCTTGAAATAGCTGGGTGTCTGATACGTCGTTGTGGTGATAGTAGGTTGCGCCGCCTTCGCGCTTATATTCAGGCTCGATTAAATCAAACATTCGTTTCGTTCCTTTCGTTGTTTGATTAACAATAACACAAGTATATACAGAATTGACGCGACGGGAACCAAAAAAATTATTTTATTTTGATCCCCGCCCCGCCCCGATGGATCAGCCCCCAACTCAACTGACCCGATGATGCCCCCGCCCCCAGTAAAACCAACAAACCGAAGAGGCAAGACACCCCAAAAAAGTTAGCCGCTGACAAAGTTAGCCGCTGACAAAATTAGTGCGTTTGAAATAAAACCTGCATATCTTTTGCAGCCCAGCAAATTGTGCACGTCGCACACGATTCGGTTTGTCCGGTTTGTTCAGGACAGATTACCGATTGATTTTTGATTGGTTTGAATAGGTCGGCACTATTTGCGCTAAACTGGTATTCGGGCGCATTGCTGAACCGAACCGCGAACCGTTCCCCAAATCTCTTATTTACCCAGAATATAGCTTTGCCAATATCTGAAAGCGTACTATGCCCAGTGAATCCCCAAATAGCCAAGTTCTTAAATTTAGCCAACAGATGACCCCACAGCATGACGTATTTTTCCGAATAGAAATCACCCAGCACATGCAATCGAATAATCACCCCACGATACAGTCCGCACAATTCCGCAACTTCTTTTTGCAATGCAGCTTCAAGTTCTGCCCCGTGCTGTATGCGATGCCCGAACATCATGTTATTACCGTAGCAATCGTCCCAGTGATAGCAATAGCGGGGACAGGTTGCGCGTTCCTCTAATGTCAAAGTATAAATGACATAGCCTTTAAACTTGCCCTTTTTAATTACAGGCAATTTATCTTTGCTTAGTTTTTTGTTTTTGGATTGCTTCAAAACCGAATTAGATTCGGCAACCGTGCGGCGACTCTTTGGGTACATAGTCGCGGCGGGTTTGTTTGTATCTGCTTTTTTCATCATATCACCTCACCCGTATGAATCCAGACTGGCGCGTCGGTTTCTATCCACACTTTAGCACCACATGATAAAGGTTTGTCCGGTGAATAGACAACCCGCGACAACCCGTCAATTTCTGCTGCATAGGTATAATGATTGCTTTTACTGGTTTTAACAGTGATCGGCGGGTTTGCTTCGCCGTTCTTTTTATTTGCACGAATGACGTGCTGATTGATGTGGATACGTTTTTTCATGTTGTCGGTTCCTTTTCGTTTGTTGGTTTGCAAACGTTACGGATAAAACCCGCGATGGTCAAGCGGTTTTATTTTGGCACCCTGTTTTTTTAGATAACATTTAGGACAATAAAGCAAATTGCCCACATAAACCATCGACGGCTCCCCACAATCATCACATGGATAATCGAGGGACAACGTCGTTTTAGTATTATGGCTGACAAAATTATGGCTGACAAAATTATGGCTGACAAAATTATGGCTGACAAAATCACTCATCCCACCACCCTCTCTACAATTCCAACTACTGCATGGTAGGCCATCCAGCCAAAGAATCCAAAGATACAGACAAACAATAGCATCTCAATACCATCATGCGTGAGATAGTAGTGTCTAACCTTTTGCCAAGATTTATTCATGCTCCCCACCGTTTCCCCGTCCAAGCCCCCCAAAATATTCGGGTTTATGCTTTGCCGTTTCAAACGTTGCCACAGTGATGACAATACCTGCAATCAGTATTGCGTGAATAACTGCACTAATACCGAAAGCAATAATTGAACCAAGATACATAGAGAAGATAATGCACCACATCCACGCCAGAACCTGCATGACAAAGTGTCGTGTGTTCATGTCAGGTATGTGTCGCAACGGATTGTATCGACTATCCATGATAAGATGCCAGCCAGTGTGAATAGTTTGTCTCATGTTCTACTACTCCAAAACTCACCCCATGCCTCGTGGGATATCTCGTGCAACTCTTGATCGTTGTAGTGTGCCATCAAGTTTCTGTGTGGTTCCATTTGTTGTGTAAACTCACCGACAAATTCACAACCACCAATCGTTAAAGAAGCAATGTCAAACCATTCGTCTTCGTTGTCCATTGCCAGTGCTTTCATCTTACCCATTCTTTTTTTCCTTTATCATTAACTCAGCAATCTTGTCATTAACTGGGCGATTACCTGTTAACTTGATTCGCCCCATCCGATCATATTCTGGTTCAATCTCTAGGATTTGTAAGTCCCGCTTCAGTTCTTTGAATGTCGGTACGTTCATCGTCGGTTTCCTTTATTAACTGTGTTGACATTTTGTCCCATTCGCCACGCCGCATACGAAACTTCTTGTTTTGTACTGGTGTGCAAATGCGAACCCACTTGTAACCGACAACAGCCCACACGAGCCGTGTGCCGGATACTGGTAATCTCATGTCGAAGAAATCCACGCGGTACAGCTTAGCGTTGTCCCACGTGGCTTCTTTGGGTCTAGTTATTTTCATCATTACCCATGTTGAAATGATAGTGTAATTTGTCTGCCATTTCCTGCAACTTCTGCAAGTCATACACAGTAACTGCCTTGATGCCACCCATGTCCACATCTAATGCAGTGTCCAGCATCTCTTGCAACAATCTTTGTGTGTCCAAGACAGTAGCACGTTGGTCATGGGTTAAATGATTCATTCTGCGCCATCTATCAGCAGTCTCCTTTGCCCGTTGGTTTTCCCAATAGGCTATGCGTTCATCAATCGTCATGTTCTCTAGTTTTTTAGCCATCTTGTGACTCCTTTTGAAACTCATTCCATGCGGCAATAAATACCTCATTAAAACTGTGGTAGTTGGCATCCTCAAAGGCGGCATACGCTATCTCAAAGATGTCCTGCCCACTCCACTCAACTGCTTGGGATAACTGCATCCCTTTGATAAAATTGATTTCCTTACTTGTCACTGTAGTCATCTCCCTTTTCACGTTCCTGTAGTTCATCTACATCCACACCGTCACAGATATATGAATAATCATAGTTGAATATGTTGAACAGCTTTACTGTGCCATCTTCATTACGAATGTAGTCATCCAGTTCGTTGTCAACTACAGCGACAGGCATATCCCATACGAGTACGCTGTAAGATTTATCTGAATCAAACTTCATCTTTCGTTCCCTTCATTGATTAACGATACATAACCAATATCGATAACCAAACACCCTGTCAACAAAAAAAGAAACGGGGCTGGAAATTAATCCAACCCCGTTCCCCAACCAACGAACGAAACAACCCTACGACACCTCGTAAGGTATCCCCAGTTTTAGCACCGCCTGTTTGTTTCTGTCAAGCCACATTTTGCAATCCCATCGACTTTTTCCGACAAATAAAGCAACGTGCCGCAAATAGTCTACACAATCTTTCTTCTTCACCAGTTCACGGTCTGTCTCACCAATACGAACAGATGAAGCAGGGACACAAAGCATCCACATACCATCACCACGTTCTAGTACTTCTATTTCAAGCTTCTTTGTCTTCAGTGACATCATCGTTCTCCCACGCTTCAATGTAGATGTCGATAGCTTCACGTATTAGGTCAGCAACTGCTACCTGTTCACGTGCAGATTTCTGCATCTGATCAGCAGCAATAGCTAACTTGTCGTATTGTGATTCTTTCAACAATAGATTATACGTTTTTGTGGGTTCAAGAATCTTTGGTGGTCTTGGCATCCCGCACTTCCTTTTCAGATAGTTTATCCAATTTCTTTTTCTTCTTGTTTGGGATAACCTGTTTACTATACTTCTTGTCCCCTAATAGTTTAGCTACAGGGTTAATTTTATTAATAATTTTCATAATAGGTTATCCCCATAGGGTAGGTTACATATTAGGTAACACAGCCTGTCAAGTCCTGTCAACAATAAAAATGCTGTTGACAAGGTTTGCCATACAGATTACAACGGCTGACATGAAATCACCGAACTGGCTAAAAGGTTATGTTGAATCGCTGGACATCCAGCCAATGGGACGCTATCGATCTGATTGTCCTGTTTGTGGTAGATCCAATACATTCAGCGTGACAGATGAAGGTATGCAAAGACTGTGGTTCTGCTTTCATGCAGACTGCAATGTGTCGGGTAAAACAGGACTGACATTGTCCCGTGACCATGCAAACTTGGCATTCAAACGGTCACAGGCAGATGTGCCTGTTCCCCGTACTAGTAACACTTACGAGTTGCCAAACACATTTGTTAGTATTTCCCGTAACTTGGATGCCGAACTTTATGTAAGATCTGTACATGCATACGATGCGTATTTGTCAGGTCGTGCAGATATACGGTACGATTTCAAGTCGAATCGTGTTGTTTATTTAGTCAAACATGAGGGCAAGGTAGTTGATGCGGTAGGTAGATCATTGGATGGAAAAGGAGCGAAGTGGTATAGGTATTCTAATTCAGGATATCCATTTAAGTGTGGGCAAACTGACAAAGCTATAGTTGTAGAAGATGCAGCAAGTGCTTGTGCAATTAGTAACATCACTACAGGTGTAGCGTTATTAGGTACAAACTTACTAGACACACACCTGCCTTACCTGTCTAATTACCAGAAGATTTTTGTGGCTCTTGACAAAGATGCCACTGACAAAGCACTTGACATGGTGAAGATACTCTGTAGAAAAGTACCTACAAAATTGATGGTGCTTGACCGTGATTTAAAAAACCTGACGAACGAGGAACGAGATGACTTCATACAGTCCCATATCAATCGATAAACAGATACTAGGTTTCTGTCTCAACGCCGACTTCTTTGGTCGCGTGAAGAATATAATAGACAGAACCATGTTTGAAAAAGAGATGCGTGACATATTTGACACGCTGACATACTCCCACACAAAGTATGAAAAGGACTTGACGATAAACGAACTGATTAGTTTGTTCAATGATCGTAACCCTGCCATGCCAGAAGCTACCCGAAGAAAGGTGCAGGAGACTATCCAATCCTTAGACGTTGGTAACGCTGACAACTTTGAACTACATTTGGATCTTGTACACAACTTCTGGTTACGTGATCGTGCGCGGCAGATAGGTGAGAAAGCCATTGACATTTTTACAGGTGACAGTGACGAGTTTGGGGAGTTACGCCGCCTGATAGAAACTGTAGAAGATGGTCGTATCAGTGACAAAACTACCTACACAAAGGTAGAGGATGATCTTGAGTCCCTGTTGGACAATGAGGCTGGTGAACCCGACTTCCCTTTCGCTTATGACCTGATTTCGGAAAACGTGTCAGGTCTGGACAGAGGTAACTTGGGTATACTATTTGCAAGACCAGAGTCGGGCAAGACAACTTTCTGTTGTTTTCTTGCTGCATCTTACATCAAGCAGGGCTTCAAGGTTGTATACTGGGCAAATGAAGAACCTGCACCAAAGATTAAACTTCGCTTGATACAATCATACTTTGGCTTGACACGTAAAGAGATGGAAGATGATCGTGTTGCCCTGTGTGCAAAGTATGCAGATGAGATAGCACCTCTGCTTACAATCATGGATTCTGTTGGCACTTCTGTAGAAGAGGTTGACGATTACGCCAAGCTTAACAAACCTGACATTATGTTCTGTGATCAGCTTGACAAATTTCGTATTGCTGGTGAGTTCAATCGTGGTGATGAGCGGCTTAAAGAAACCTACGTGTACGCACGAGAAATAGCTAAAAGAAACAAGGTGTTAGTATGGGCTGTGAGTCAGGCAAACTATGAAGCACATGACAGACAGTGGATTGATTACTCGATGATGGATAATTCACGCACAGGTAAAGCAGGTGAGGCTGACATAATCATAGGCATTGGTAAGACAGGGTCGAGTGAAATAGAAAACACTGCGCGTCACATCTGCATATCCAAAAACAAACTTAATGGATATCATGGTATGGTGCACGGACAGATAGACATTGATCGGGGGATCTATTACTGATGCCAAAGCGTGGGGACTTGAGACAATCTGATGGTCGCATGTTCTGGGGCTATCATAAAGGTAAGGAAGACTGGCGTAAACCATCCTCTTTTTGTGTATCTGTGGTCAAAAGACGTAACAGAAACAAGAAACTTAGGGATATTCGTGGCAGGTGGCTTGACCTGTATAAGATGAGTAAGGGGTGTGAAATTTGTGGATACAAAGAGCATCCTGTTGCTTTAGAGTTTGATCACCTTAATAAAGCAGATAAAATTATGGATATATCAAACATGAAAAAGGGTAATCTAAAGAAGTTGATAGCAGAAGTTCGCAAATGCAGGGTGCTTTGTGCTAACTGTCATGCTATACACAGCAAGAATCAGAGGGACGAAGATGAACATACTAACGTTTGATGTGGAAACAACCCACGTGGAGAAAGAAAATGGCAGCACCACTGCCTTACCATACTTTGGTAATCGTCTTGTCTCTATTGGATACAAGTGGCTAGGGTGTAGTGTTCACTATCAATGCTACTACCATGCAGACAGAGAGCCTCACGTCAACGCCTTCAAGACTTTCCAAAAGGAACTTGACTGTGCTGACATTGTTGTGGGACAAAACATCAAGTTTGATCTATCGTGGATACGGGAGTGTGGTTTTGTTTATGATGGTGAGATCTACGATACGATGGTGGCTGAATACATTCTTTCCAAATCCCAACGTTGGCCTCTTGGACTTGCTGCTCTTGCAGAAAAGTATGACGTTACCAAAAAGGAAAAAGACCTTGTCGCGCCGTATCTCAAGGATGGTAAGACCTTCTACGATATACCGTGGGAGATAGTAGAAGAGTACGGTATAGCTGACGTACTTGCTACTGAAGAGATTGCACTTAAACAGCTTGATGCCTTTGGCACTACCTTTGAGGAACTATATAATGCATCGGATTTTACTACCAACGTTGAGGTTGTCGCTTGAGATGACTGACGTTCTTGCTCGTATGGAGCAGAACGGTTTAAAGATTAACTTAGACACACTAGAACAGATACGACAAGAGTATCAGCAGGAGATGGATGAGCTTGAGGTTCACCTAGAGCGGCTTGCACGTGATGCTGTGGGGGATACCCCCATAAACTTGTCTAGCCCTGATGACAGGAGCACGT